TCTACATCTGTATCTGCTTCACACCATTTTTGTGTTTCAAAGTTATAGATAAGTAGTGAACGACCACCGGATACGTTGCCATAATTCCAAATAACAAGATTACGTTCAGGGTCTACTGCTGCTGATATAGAGTCAATATCACCAATGTTAGCGTTGTTAAAAAAGTATCTATCTACTTTTTCTGAACCTATACCATTTAGCGTTTGACCATTGGTAGCATAGAAACCATCATCTGATAAGAAGTAAGCTGTACCAGAGTATTGTGCTATAGAGTTACCTTCTATACATCCTACGTTACGAGAGATAGTGTCAAATTGGAATATAAGAGGTGAACCAATATATGACATTCTGACAATGGCTTTTTCTAGGAATACAATACCAAACTCACCACCAACAATCCCAGTTATATCCCCGCCATCTGGGAGCAATTGGAAGTCACTTTGAGAAGTCGCTGTTGTAGTCCAAGTGCTTGCATCATTAATACCTGACCATTGCACTTTATTAGGAGTAGTACCTGCACCAATATTAGCTGCGACTACGAAGTCACGAACTGCTGTAATGTATTTAGCAATAGGTGCATCTGAGCTTGCATCTGCAAAAGCTGTAGAGCTGTTTACATCATACGCTTGTATCTTTTCAGAGCCATTAGAGGCAAGTGCAAGACTACCAAACTGTAAGAATTGCCATCTATTTGTGCCTGTATATCCACCTGCTTTAGACTCGTCTACTAGAGATAAGTCAGTATTGTCTACTTTAAATAGTTTAGTAGCACCACCAGCAAAGATAAATACGTCATTGTCTAGTTTAGCAGCAAAGCAATTATTTAAGTCTTCTGAAGCTGCACCTGAAAAGTTTACTGCTGACTTAAACGGACCATATCCTACAGCTAAAGGAATGACATTGTTAGCTTCTGATACTGTATCTAGTATGCTAGGTTGGTCTGGTAACCATTCTTTAAATGCTATACGTTGTGTAGGCATATTAAGCCTTCATAATAAACGCAAGTGCGAAATAAGGCACAAGGTTAGCATTAGTACCGCTAGAGCCTGTAGTGCTGTTTGTTACTGAAATACCTGTAACAGCACTACCAGTATTAAATGTGGTATTATTTATGCTATTAGGGTCTCCACCAGAATTGTCTCCACCAATAGTATTTTTCCAAGTATACGTATGTGCATGACCAGGGTCTGTAACTGTTGCTGTATGTGTGTGACTTACAACAATAGCATCTTTACTGCCACCAGTTTGTGTGTCAGCACCGGTAACTGTTGTGTAAGCTACACCAGTAGTATCTTGAAAAGCACCAATGACAAATCTATTGCGTAAGTCAGGTGTTCCACTAGAGCCATTACATAATAACCATCCACTAGGAATAGTTGCAATTGTTCCTGACCACATCATAATCATACCAGCTACAAATGCATTACCCCATGTAGGAGTATTACTGCCACCTGCTGATAATAATACTTGACCGCTAGCACCTGCTGTGCCGTCTAGTCTAAATGCACCTGTAATGTCAACTTGACCTGAAGATACTAATGTACCTGCGACTGTAAATGGGTCACCACTAGAACCATCTTGTTGGTTTTTTAGCAATGACATTAAACTACGAATAGCATTGTTTACGTTAGCTGGTGAACAACCTTCAGCAATATTGATATTAGTTATATCCGTATTGTCTGCTGATGTTGCACTAAATTCTGAAATTTTGGTTTTTGCCATTTTTTATCCTTGTCTTAACCATGTATCTGATGATGGTGAAATTGTTGTCCATGTATCTGAACTTGCTGATACCGGTGTCCATGTATCTGTGCTAAATGCAGTAGGTGTCCATTCTTCACCTTGTATATAGCCTTTAGCAGTAACTGTTCCTACTCCTTCTACATAAGCAAAACCTGCCCATGTTGCATTAGGGCTTGCTGTAACTGTAGCAAAAGCATCTATATCTGCATGAGCTGATATAATGTAGCCACCAAGTGCTGTGACTGTAGCAGTTCCTGTGATAGAACCACTATCTAGTCTAATTCTGTTATAGGTTACTAAAACTGTAGCATTGGCTGTGATAGAAGCATTACCAGATTGTACTAATGAACCTAGTGCTGTTACTGTACCTGTTGCGGTGATACTTGCTGAAGCTAATGCTATAGAACCACCAGTAGCAGATACTGTAGCTGTTCCTAATATTGCACCACTACCAAACTGTGTTCTTGTAGCTAATGCAGATACGTCTGCAAAGCCGTTTATAGATGCTGTGCCAAATACTAATGCACCACTTGTGGTAACTGTAATTGTTGCGGTAGCAGTAATGCTTGCTGCAGATGTTCTAAAGCGTGTTCCTGATGCAGATACGGTTGCGTCTGCTGTAATCTGTGCTGCAGCTTCTAATGTTCTACCTGCTAACGAGCTAAAAGGTGCTTGGGAAAAGCTAGCTATGCCAAACATTTATTGCTCCTTATTCGTCTGCTGGTAAAGGTGTGTTGCCCTCTTCAAGCCATTTTAGGTAGGCTTGGTAGTCTGTGTTATTTGGGTCTAAAGGAATATGTAGATTGCTATCTAATTTAACAATGCTTACAAATTCACCATTTAAATTGTTTGATTTTTTATACATATTATAACTCCGCACTTCCACTTAATGACCCTGTATCTACTAAATACCATCCACTTTGACCAGTAGTCAGTCCAGTTGTTGTTAATCTAATTAGCCCAGCGGTAGTAGAATTTCTATCAACATTAAAACCAGATGTTGTAGATGTTCCAGCAGACCATGATACCCTTACAGTAGTTGTGGCACTTGAAGTTAAACTAGGTGATGTTCTCATTTCTACTGGATATGTTAATACTCCATAAGCTGATACAGATGATGCTAGCGTTGCTGAACATATATCTCTTGTTCCATTAAATTGCCAATAATAACGCAAACAATTAGCCAATTCTTGATTATAAAGTCTGCGTTCAAACGGTGTTGCTGTTGTGTTTTGTTCTAATTGCACACCTGTGATGTAGAAGGTAGCACCGTTAGTTCCGACTACTGACACTGCGCCTGTTGCAGTATATTTTTGTTGAGAAGCCCACGCACCAGCAGTTCCACTATATGTAGAACCCCCACCAATACCAAAGTTTATTTGTATTCCAATACCATTAGTTGCTCCAATCCAAGTTCCAGCTGTGGGTCCAGCAATAGTAATAGAAATTTGTGTCCATGTATTAGCAACAGGAATTGAATAACTAAATGGATAAGAATAATTTGCTGCACTATTAATAATAGAACCACCAAAAGTGCCAGTTAATGAACTATACGCCCAAAAACTTAAAGTTACTGTTTTTGCATTAGCAGTTCCCCACCCTAAATCTGCTGTATTGTAACCTTCAATCCTTTGTTGAAAACCAAAAACATCATTAGTTCCAACTGAATATGATGATGAAGAAGTTATTCCTAAATAATTAGAAAAACCTATTGGCGGAGTAACTGACCCTGCGTTTTGCTGAATGGTAAATTTACTTGCTGTTGTCATGATAGTAGACCATCTATCTAATGTATAAGCACCATCAGCTGGTGTCACACTAGCACCAGCGTTTCTTTGATCAAAAGTCATCGCACCATTTATAATACGGTTCTTTAGCACATTAGGTGATGCTGCAGCAGCTTGTATGCTACTGTCTGGGAATGTGACTCCGTTTGTTCCTGATATGCTTACAGGCATTATACTGCTCCTAATTGTTCGTCTGTAGGTCTAGGTAGTGTAGGATGTTCCCATTTAGCTATGTAGTCACCACGACCATCTGAATCGTTTTGTAGGATAATAGTTTTAGTAGCAAAATCAAAATCTACTAACTCTGGATATATTGTTATAATTTTTTCGTATAGTGTCATTATGCACTCCTTGCTAAATAGCCACCAAATACATTATCTGCACCAACTGAACCAGTAAAAGTTATACCAGAACCAACCGCATATATCCATAATTCTAAATAATCTGTTGTGCCATTCATATAAATGACTGAAGCTATTGTGGATCTTTCTCCAGATAAATCAGCACCTAACTTAAATTCATTACCATTTTTTCTAATTGCACAAAGCACTCTTGACAAAGTTCCATTAGCTCTTGCTTGTCCATTTATTTGATAATAACCAGATACTGTAGGTGTAAAGCGATAATTAGATGTATCATAATTATTGTTAGTATCAAATTCTTCAAGATTTATTGGGATTTTAGTCCATGTGCTAGTTGTTATTGAGCTTGTTGAATTTGTATAAGCACTAAACACTGGACCTGTTCCTGCAAAAGTAGAACCTGTAGTAAGCACAGTCCCAGTATTTGCTGGTAGCGTTAAAGTATTAGTTCCTGAAACTGAAGGTGAGGAAATAGTTATACTACCTGACGTATTTCCAGCTAAAACAATGCTTGCCATTATAAATTTTCCTTGTTAATTTTGCCTGTTTTTGCTTTTCTTATTTTTTCAATAGAGTCTTGAGTATGTTTTTTACCAAGCATAGAATGAGGTTTATCTTTCATATATTCAGATAATTTGAATACTTTAGCTTTTTGTTCTTCTGTGTATTTCATGCCTTTATTCCAAGAAGGCTTACCTTTTTTTGCAAGACTTTGCTTTTGTTTATATTCTTCTGACCTAGTAAACTTCATGCCCAAAGAACTTGGAGGCATACCACCGCCCTTAATAATATTCCAGCCTATCTTATCTTCTGCTCTTAATTTAGCTTCAACCATTAGACAGTATGCTTCGTCTGCTACCAATACAACTTCTTTTACTAAACTGTCCCATCCATACTTCTTAATAGCGTGTAATAGATGATTATTTGCTGTTCGTTTAGCATGGTCACTCCATCTTTTCTTTATGTCTTTAGTTATGCCTATATAGCCTTGACTAAACATATCTGTATGTTCTGCATGATGTATCCAGTATACAGAAACATTAGCCATTATTTAGCCTCCAATGTTTCTACTCTTGCTTTTAGGTCGTTGATGATGGTTTGTTGTTCTTGGATTGCTTTGACAAGTACAGCAGTTAATCTATCGTAATTTACTGTAAAAGGTTCTCCGTCTGGAACACCCATATCGTTAATAGAATTGTTAGCTAATGGAGTAATTTCTGGAACTAATGGCAACATTTCATCAGCAATAAAACCAATATCTATAACTCCAGTTGCTTTGTAAACATACTTTCTAGGCTTCATTGCCATTACAGAAGATAAGCCATACTCTAAATCTTGTATGTTTTCTTTATAATAACGAGAAGAAGCATCATAAGTGACTTGCCCTGTGCCACTATTATATTTAAGTGTTGAATTACCAGCACCAGCAGTAGTAGCGTATAACCACAAATCTCCAGTTACATTTAATTTGCCGCCACCAGAAGTTCTATTGATATTAACAGCACCACCAGAGTCTATACGCATACGTTCTGTTGATGCGTTATTATAAAATATCATATTTCCAGAACTTGTAGTTCTAATTGCAGACGACCATCCACCTTGACTTTCTAAAGCTATTGTTGGAGTTCCTAAAGATGGTGCTGATACTACAAAAGATGTTGATGATGAACTAAATGTACTAGGGCTCGTAGTACCAATCCCTACATTACCACTAGAGTCTATACGCATGGCTTCTGCCGCAAATTGACCATAGCCAAAAATTAAGGGGTTTCCGTTGACATTTGTTTGTTGCCAAGCATTGTTTGCATCATTGATATTGCCAACACCATTTGTTGAAACAAGCAAGTTTCTGTCTGTGGCTGTTTTTACAGTAAGTTTTGCAAAAGGCGAACTCGTACCAATACCTACATTCTGTGATGTATCTATAGTTAGAGCTGTAGTACCGCTATTAGTTTGTAATACTAAAGACCCACTATTATCAGGCTGTATAACTACACCATTAGTGGTAGTTGCATTTATAATTGTACTCATACTATCACCCATCTTGATGTAGAAGGAACTGTAACTGTGACACCACCAGAGAGAGTTATATCCCCTGCTTCTACAGAGTTATATCCTGTAGGGAATGTATAAGATGTGCCTATAGTTCCGTTATTAACATTAAGTCCGTTAGATGCAGCAAACTGTGGTGCATAAGCATCGCCATTAGCATCTTGGTAAACAGCTTTTTCAGCAGGATAAGTTACAAATACATTTTTTGTGCCTGCACTAAAGTTTACTGCTGTGCCACCATTGCTAGACTCTAATATAGTATTACGAGCTAAAGTAGTGCCTGAAGATGTGTAAGTACCTAGACCTACTTCCCATTCTGAACCACCTACAATAGCGTAGTAAGTAGTATTACCATCACCAATAACAGAGAATGACTGAAAGCCAGATACTGCACCAGCAAGCGTAAACGTACCTGTGCCTGTGGTAGTAGAAGTCTCTTGGACTCTATCCTTTACGACTAAAGGCATGAGTTATCCTTAAGCTAATGTAACTGAAAGGTTGCCTGTTGAAATCTTAAAGATGTCACCAGAGTCAATAGTTTTAGATGTATCTAAAGGTGAATGATATAAAAGATTACCTGAAGATGCTGCATCATTAATACCAATCCAGCCTACTACACCCCATGAAGCTGTTGCTGTTGGGAATGTAACGTCAGCAGAGTTTGTAGTTACACCGTTAGAAGGTGCAGCAAATGTAACTGCTGTTCTAGCGTATGAACCACCTGATACTTCTGTACCACTACCTGCGTCTGTAGGGTCTGAAGTCCATAGTGATACATATACTGTTGCGACTGATGTGTATGTTGTTGCACGTAGAGTAGCATTAATAAGTGCATTCTCTAAAAAGTTACTCATTTCGGACATAATATTTTCCTTATCTTGGTGTTACGTTTAATGTTGTGTATGGATATGTTGAACCTAAATCACTCTTCTTAATATTAGCAATTGCTCTATCATAT